CACCCGTTCCCCACGGACTTGAGTTTGTTAAAGCGTTGCAGCCCACGGCGTATCAGTTCCGCACTGCACGGGACTCTGAAGAAACCAATGGCGGGGTGCGTTACGGCTTTAAAGCCCAAGACGTGCTGGCGCTGGAAGGTGCTAACCCTGTCATCGTGGATAACGAAGATGCAGACAAACTGCGCATGGTTGATACCGCGTTGATTCCTGTTTTAGTAAAAGCCTTGCAGGAACTGAATGCAAAATTTGACGCTTATGTTTTAACCCACCCTTAAAAGGAAATACCATGATTATTGAAAACACCCCTGAGCAAATCGCAAAGCACTACTCCGCAGCTATGGACAGTGTGAACCTGATTAACGCTCTGAAAGCAAAGCCTGCCTTGACCGACGAAGAGGCAGACACATTGGCACGCAACCAAGAGCATCTGGTCGGTATGCTGGCCAAGGATTACTGGACAACGGAAGATTTAACCCCGCTACAAGCTGTAGCTTAACATAAAGGAAAATGATAATGGTAAACAAACAACCCCAAGTCATCACAATCGACGAAGTAGAACACAACGTAGACGATCTATCTGAAAAACAAGTGATGTTAGTAAACCATGTTACCGATCTCGACCGCAAGATTGGCTCAACTATGTTTCAACTAGATCAATTGCGAGTAGGTAGGGATGCTTTTATGCAGCTTCTAAAGCAGGAGTTGGAAACACCTACAGCAAATATAGTTGAAAATGAACAATGAAGATGTAACACATAAAGAAATATACGAGCGCCTAATAGAGGTGGAAGCTAAAGTAGATAAACTGTCCCAAGATAGTGATGAGGTTGTTGCGGCTTTTAATGCAGCCCAAGGAGCCTTTACTGTCTTAGGGTGGTTAGCTTCAGTAGCCAAACCTTTGTTATGGATTGCAGGTGTTGTCACCGCTTTCTCTTTTATGATCAGTGAATATAGGATAAAGTAATGATTGCTGAACTTGCTATTGCCAACGCAGCCTTTGGGGTAATCAAAGAAACAATTGCTAATGGTGGTGACATCATAGCTGCAGGACAACACCTGTTCAAATTCTTTGATTCAAAAGCAGAGATATCAAAGAAAGCTAATAAGTCAGGTTCTGATTCAGAAGCTTTCTTTGCTCTTGAAACAATTAAACAAAACGAAGCTCAATTAAAAGAACTATTTATCTACCAAGGTCGTCCTGGATTATGGGATGACTGGTTGCAATTTCAATCAGATGCTAAACGTAAACGTGAAGCAGATGCTAGAGCAATTGCTTTAGTTGCTCTCAAACGTAAAGAAAAAATCTGGGCATGGATCAACGGTATTCTTATTACTATCAGTGTATTAACTGGTGTAGCTGTTATCATTGGTCTTATCTGGGTTATTGTTAATAAAGGAAATATATAATGATTCCAATTTTAGGAAGTCTAATTGAAATTGGGGGAACTTGGCTTAAAGGTAAACAAGAAGAAACCAAAGCAAAGGGTGAGGCTAAGTTAGTTGAAATCACAGCTGAGTCTGATATTAAAAAAGCTAAAGCAATTGCAGCTATTCATGCAGCAAACTCAGGACAACAACAAGACTTTGATTTAGATAGAATTGCCATGGAACAAATGGGTAAGAGCTGGAAAGATGAACTAGTATTAATAATATTTCTAGCCCCAATGGTTATGGCTTTTATTCCGGGAATGGATAAGTATTCCCTAGCTGGCTTTGAAGTAATTCAAAAGATGCCTGAATGGTATCAGTATATTATTATCGGTATGGTAGTAGTCATTTATGGTATGCGTGGTATGGTCAAGCAAATAGTCAGCAATAAACTGAGCGTTAAAAAGGATTAACACAATGTTTTTACCCATAGTATTTTATTGTTTAACTAATGGTGTTTGTATGTTTAGTCAAGGTGTTGTTTCAACTGAGCTACAAGCATGTATATTACAAAATGAACAGTTAACTATAAGATTTAAAGAAGAAGTAATGGTCAGCGCTTTTCAAACTGACTGTATTGATTTAACTAAACCTAGAAAGGTTGATAACATCTAATGAAACTAAGTAAGAATTTTAGTTTAGAAGAATTAACAAAATCAGATCTAGCAATTAGATTATGTGTTGATAACACACCTGATGCAACAGTAACAGCTAATCTTCAAGAGTTAGTTGATAATATATTACAACCATTGAGAGACAAGTTTGGCCCAGTAATTATCTCAAGCGGGTATCGTAGTCCAGAGGTTAACTCAAAAGTAGGTGGCAGCAAAACAAGCCATCATTGCTTTGGTTATGCAGCTGACATCGAAATCCCCGGAATGGATAACCAAGAACTAGCACTATACATAAGAGATAACTTTAAGTTTACCCAGTTGATACTAGAGTTCTATAGGTCTGGAGTACCCGACAGCGGTTGGGTGCATATAGCTTTTAACATACATGATCTAAAAGGTCAAGAGTTAACAGCAGTAAAAGAGTCCGGTAGAACACAATACAAGTCTGGCATCGTAGCCTGAGGCGGTACCTAATAGGGAATATCTTGAAAAGAAACGACAAACAACGCAATGAACGCATGGTAAGAGAAGACAAGTCTTTTCATTTCCAACCTAAAACTCTTAACCAACAAATGCTATTAGATGCTATTAGTGAATTTGAAATCACAGTAGCGTTAGGGCCAGCTGGAACTGGTAAAACATTTTGCTCTGCTAGTAAAGTAGTTCAAATGTTTTTAAAAGGTGGTTATGATTATATTATATTAAGTAGGGCTAATGTACCTACTGGAAGATCATTAGGTGCATTTCCAGGGACTGTTGAAGAAAAACTAGCTCCTTGGTTATTACCTATTACTTTTGTATTAGAAAAGAGATTTGGTAAAACTAAATATGATTATTTAGTAAGTAAGAAGGCAATTCAAATGCAACCATTAGAGACTATTAGAGGTAGATCCTTTGAAAACTCTTTAGTAATCATAGATGAGGCTCAGAACTTAACATTTGATGAAATCAAAGCTATTACTACTCGATTAGGTGAGAATTCTAAAATGATTTTATCTGGTGATGCGTCTCAATCAGATGTAAGTAATGGTAATGGTATCACTAAGTTTACTAAATTGTGTGAAAAGAATAATATTGAGATTCCAGTAATTCAATTTACAGTTAATGATGTTGTCCGTTCAGATATCGTTGGTGCCTTAGTTAAAATGTTTGTAAAAGAGAACGTATAAATAAATAAGGAGTAGTTATGCCAACTAAACAAATCATGGAGTTAGGGAGGGGAGGTATTATTAAAGACTTACCTGCAGTATTACTTCCTGATAACGCATTTAGCGATGGGCTTAATATTAGATTCGATAATGAATCAGTAGAAACAATTACTGGTGAAATTGTAAGTAATACTTTAAATAGCTTCCAAGCTGACTATGGTTTCCATTGGAATAGACCAGACCAAGGGTACAATATATATTTAAAAGATGGTAATGCAATTAGAGTTGACTCTGCTAAGAACCAATCAAGTGTTATTGTATTAGGTTCTGGAGTAGATTATGATGATAGCGTTTGGCAATCAACTTATTTTAACGGCGGATATGCAGTTGTAATTAACAATGGAAGAACAACACCTAAGTATATGCTTTATGGTGACCTTAACTATAGTAATACCTTTGCGGAAATTCCAGGGTGGAACTATTTTGGAGGATTAGAAGTAACAGCTAGGGTAATTAAACCTTTAGGCTATTCTTTAGTTGCTGCTAATTTAACTATAAATGATAATGGTACTATTGTTAACGCTCCTTCAACTATTAGAATATCTGTTCAGGCAGTCACTGGTCAATTCCCTAGCACATGGGAACCCGGAACTACAACAGATACAGCAGATGAATTAGAGATTAACTGCTCTAGCCCTATCTTAGATATGGGAGAATTACGTGGTAATATGTATATATATTCTTCGGATAACATACACGTTCTCTCAATTAATACAGGTATAAGTAGGGTTCAACCTTATGCTATTGGATACGGAATCTTAAATACTAATTGTTTTGCCGAATTTGATGGTAAGCATTTTGTGGTAGATAAGAATGATATCTACACTCATTCAGGAAGTGGTGGGATACAATCAGTTGCCGATATGAGGATGAGAGATTACTTCTTTAGCAACCTTAATAGAGATCACTCAGATAAAGTGTTTGTAAAAAGAAATGCTAGGAATGACGAAATATGGGTATGTTATCCTAAGGGTTCCTCTTCTCTCTGCAATGAAGCTCTAATCTACCAATATAGAAATAACACATGGTCAATTAGAGAATTACCTAATGTAGTATCTATGTTTGAGGCTCCTATTAATGAGTCTAATTTGTTTTCTTACTCTGACAATAGACTGCATATGTTGCTTGGTAACTATAAAGTACTACAAGCAGATACCGGTTATGAAATGTGGAGTGGTTCTGATTTAGTCCCTTATGATTCTTATATAGCAAGGGAAAAGTTAAATTCAGGGGATACTTTAGGTAGTGTATATATTAGCGGTATAACCCCTGTGTTTGACAACGTACCTGTAGATGCCTCAATAAGTATTACAGTTACTGGTCAAAACAACTATGTGTCTAATGCTGACTGGTCAAATGTTTCGGGTAGGGATACTTTAGAGTTTTTACCCAATGATGATTCTAGTCAAGGATATAAAGTTAATCCGAGAACTACTGGTAGATTATTAAATTACAAAATTAGTAGCGCTAGCTATTGGAGATTAGCCTTGATAGGTATTGACGTAGCACCCGCTGATAGGAGATAATATGAGTTTAACACCACCATTAACAGGTAATGAAGATTTAGATTCATTCCTTTATAATATGACTATAAATGGGATAGGAGGGGGTAATTTAGAAGACAACATTGTTTATAATGATGATGGATCCTTTTCATTTTTATATAGATATTTACATCTTAAGTTTGCAGATAATAATGTTGGTTTAAACTTATCTAATAGTCAAGTTAATAAATCATATTATGGTTTATATAATTTTTCTTCGCTAACCGAATCTGACAAATCAGCTAACTATACTTGGTTTAAAACAGATGGTTTTGGTAATGATTATAAGCTGTGGTATAAATTATTAGGTGGTCGTAAAATTGAAATTATTGTTTCAATATTAAGGCCAAACAATGATCCTAAGTATATTTTTGATGATAACAATTCTGCTATAGATTTAGATAATATTAAGGTTGAGGGTGAAGATATTGTTAATACTCCTGGCACTGTAGGAAAAATATTAGATATACTTGAAAACAATATTACTGAAAGCCAGCTGTTCGCAAGCCTTGGGAGCCGTATTGACTTAATTGACGCGGATGCTACTGTTGTTGCATCAGTTAGCTACAGGCTACTCGAGGAAGCTAATGCTAGGTTAGCAGCTATATCAGCAGAAGCTAATGCTAGAGGAGCAGCAATAGAAGAAGAACAAACAATAAGACAAACAGAAGACGAATCTTTAGCTGAATCTATAACATTATTAACAACTGCAGTAGATGATAATGTAGCAGCTATAGTAGTAGAACAAACAGCTAGATCAAATGCTGATACAGCTCTAGCTAGTAGCATTACAACTCTAGTTACTGGAGTAGATGATAATGTAGCAGCTATAGTAGTAGAACAAACAGCTAGATCAAATGCTGATACAGCTTTAGCTACTAGTATTTCTACTCTAGTTACTTCAGTAGATGATAATGCAGCAGCTATAGTAGTAGAACAAACAACTAGATCAAATGCTGATACAGCTCTAGCTAGTAGCATTACAACTCTAGTTACTGGAGTAGATAATAATGCAGCAGCTATAGTAGTGGAACAAACAACTAGATCAAATTCTGATACAGCTCTAGCTAGTAGCATTACAACTCTACAATCGATAAGTAATAGTAATACAGTAGCTATTCAAACAGAGTCTAGCACTAGGTCTACTGAAACTGGAGAATTGTTTGGAAAATACACTGTTAAGATTGATAACAACGGTTATGTCTCTGGTTTTGGTTTAGCAAGTACGGCTAACAACTCGACACCTGTAAGTGACTTTCAAGTAAGAGCAGATAGATTTGCCATTGCTTCTCCTGCTGGCCCAAGTATTAACCCATCAGTACCTTTTATTGTTTATACGACTAGCCAAAATATTACAACAGCATCGGGTGAAACTATTACAGTTGATCCAGGTGTATACATACGTAATGCTAACATTGAGTATATTACGGCAGATCAAATTGATACCCGTGGGATAGCAGTTAAGGATGCTAATGGTACTACTATTTTCTCTGCTGGAACTCCCTTAGGATCTACTTATATTGCAGATGCAGCTATTACTAATGCTAAAATACAAGATGCAACTATTACTAATGCTAAGATACAAGATGCAGCAATCACTAATGCTAAGATAGCCAATCTCTCTGTTGATAATGCTAAAATAGTTGATGCCGCAATTACAACTGCCAAGATAGGGGTTGCTCAAATTGATACTTTACGTATTGGAGAAGACCAAGTTACGATACCAAGAGGTAGTTCTGCTTCTGGTTTTGGTGCAACGGTAACAATAACATTAGCTTACACGGCACCTGTGGCTTTAATAGCTACTTTTTATGGTCAACAAATTTCCGGCTTTGGACCAGTTATTAGGAGAGATGGAGTAGTTGTTGTACAGGGTTACTCAGCATCAAGTGGTGGTATTAACCCTATAATACCCATTACTATTACTGGAGTTGATAATCCTGGAGTAGGTACCTTTGTTTATACGGTAGATCGAGTTAGCTACGGCGGGGGAACAACCAGCTCCACCTCTCTTTTTGCGTTAGGAGCTAAACGATGATTGAGTATAGTATATATAATGAAGTTACTGGGGAAATTATAGCAAATAATTTTTGTTCAGAAACTGATTTTTATAATCAGGGCATAAGAGAAGGTTTTAAAATTATATTAGGTAACCTACCTTACGACAAGTATTATATTGATACCTCAGATAACACACCTGTTGAAATACCTAGTAGGTCTAATAAGTACTTTTATTTTGATTATAGTACTAAATCTATAAAAATAGATGTTGATCTCTTAGCTCTAGATAGTAAAGAAAAAAGAGATTTATTACTATCAAGATCTGATTGGACGGACACACTCTCTGCTAAAGAACGATTAAGTAGCTACTCCTATCAAGAGTGGAAAGATTATAGGCAGGCGCTTAGGGATGTTCCTCAGCAAGAAAACTTCCCAGAAAATATTATATGGCCAATTAAACCAGAATGAAAACAACACTAGTAAAGCCTGAACAGGCATTAGAGTACTGGCCTACTTTAGGCCCAATGCTGAAAGAATCATTGGATCATGGAGTGGGTGAATCTACTCTTACTGACTATATGCGTAAGATATTGTGTTATGATGCACAACTATGGGCATTTATGGATGATGATAATAAATTAAAAGGGACTGGGTTAACTCAGTTCATTCAGTATTCTAATCACAAAACACTACATATCATTGCCTGCTCAGGTGTTGACTGGAATGAGTGGGCAGAACAATATTATGTTGTAGAACAATTTGCCAAAGACAATGGTTGTAAAGCTGTTGAGCAATGGGGTAGAAAAGGCTGGTCAAGAATACTACCAAAGGTAATCCCTGGGTTTCAGGTAGTGTATCATGTTATGAGAAAAGAAATTCAAGGAGATTTAAATGTCATTTAAAAAATTAGAGGTTAGTAAGCGTTATGGTGGTGGTGGTGGCCCTACAGCGCCAACTGAAAATATACCTGAATGGATGAGACCTTCCATTGAAAATGTAGGAGCAGAGGCTGAAAAGCTATACGGTTCAGGTGCTCTTGATAATGTATCTGGGGTATCTGACTTACAAAATAAAGCATTTACTACCGGCGCTGAAGGTATTGAGCAAGCTACTACTGGTGGTTTATCTGCTCTACAAGAACAACAACAAAGACTAACAGGCTTAGCTACCACTCCTAGCGCAGAAGTATTAGCAGCTCAAAAGGCTGGTATTGTATCTGATGCTCAAAAGAGAGTGTCTGGGATTAATACTAACTTTGGTCAAGCAGGTACTTTAGGTTCTGCTCGTCAAGCCGTTATGCAAGGTGCTCAGAACGCAGAAACTGTAGGGGCATTAGCCCAAGTAGATGCTGACTACGAGAACAAGATGTTTCAAAATAGGTTAGCCGCCGAACAAGCTCTTGGTGGCTCTGTTGGTGCTGCTGGTGATCTAGCTTCTAGTGGTGCTTCTGGTTTATCTAACTTAGGTGGTCAACAAAGATCTATTGATCAGCAAATTATTGATGCACCTTACCAAGGTCTTCAAAGATACGCTTCAACTATTTATGGTAACCCCGCTAGACAACAAGCTGGTGCCAGCGGAGGTAAATAATTATGGTCAGAGATCCTTGGGCATGGACCAAAGAAGATAAAAATAATTTCGGTAGTGTTGGTGGCCCTATGTCTGCTTCAATCCAACCATCTAACGAGCAAGCACCCCCACCAGCAATGTCTACACCTGATCCTGTTGATCAACAATTGACAAGTATGGCTCTTGGTAAGGGTATTGAGGCAACTGCTTCTGGTGTTAGTGGTGCATTAGGTGCAGGTACAGCTGCTGCAGAAGGTATGGCAGCTGCTGTTGGTACTGGTGCTGCTTCAGGTGCTGGATCACAGGCTGCTATGTTAGCCGCACAGAACGCAGGTATGGGAGCATTAGCTCCACAAGCTGCTGGTCTAACTGCTCAAGCATTAGGTGCAGGTACAGCCGCTACTACTGCAGCTACTACGGGTGCCGTTGCAACAGGTGCTGGTGCCCTAGGTGCTGGAGGGACCGCTGCTATGGCAGCACTAGGCCCTGTCGGTTGGACTATTGGTGGTCTTTTGCTTGCTAAAAAGTTTGGACTATTCTAAGGAGAATCATATGGATAATATTGGACCGTTGTCTACACGACAACAGTTAGACGCTCTTAAGATAGAACAAGAAAGAGCAAAATTACTTAGGCAACAAGCCGAAGCACAAAGATCGGTTAATAAAATAACTGCAGAAGTACCTAAAGCAATTGAACCTGTTCCACAAGTACCTCAGACTTCTACTCAACCTTTTGATGATTCATTACTTGGTCATATGATTAATCAAGAAAGTGGAGGATACCACAGAAACCCTAAGACAGGAGAACTAACAACGCCACCTGTTAAAAAAGGAGAAGTCCCACCTAAATACCCAGCTAAAGGTATTTTACAATGGAAAGGGGATTCAGCAGCACAACCGGGATATGGTACTACCCCTTTTGATGTTAACACAGCAGATGAGAATACCCAAATCAATGCCTCTAGACAATACATGACTGGACTTACAAAGGCCTTTGATGGTGATTTAGAAAAAGGATTAGCTGCTTATAATTTTGGCCCAGGAAATCTCAAAAAACATATTGCAGCTAACGAAGCAAAGGGTTTAGATTGGAAGGTAGGATTACCAAAAGAAACAGCTAATTATGTCAGTAATATTATGGGTGAGTATTCTTCTGGAAATCCTAATGTAGGATCTCAGGTACCTCCTGTTTATCGAGCTTCCATTAATCCAAGAGATACTATGAAAGTGCCGCCAGTAGGCCCGATAGATGAGACTAGTCTTGTTAATGCACCTACACAATCAATGCCTACTGAATTGGAAGTCCGAGCAGCACATCTAGATATCAGAGATAGTAGCGATCTTGTAAAGAGAGCTAAAGCTCAGATGGTTATAGATAGAGCTAATGGTGTTGAATCATCTCCCGGAATGATTAGGGCTGCTACTTCCAACTTCTCTCCTCAACTACCTAGTACGATTAAACCTATGACCGAAGGGGATAACTCTAGTGGTGGTATTGATGCAGCTGATGATCCAGAAGCTCAGGCATTTGCCCCTATCAGTACTAACAATCTCTTAGCAGTACCTCCATTACAAGATAATGCAGATCAAGTAACACCAGTTACAGTAGATGCAATAGAGAGTGGAGTTGTACCACCTCTTGATGAAACAGATTTACCCCCACTGACATCAACACAACAAAAGACTATAGATAGCCTAGGTGCTGCTGGTGGCACAGTAAACCCTGCGTCTATAGCTGACACCTTAGTAGGCGTAAGTGGTGACTCTATTATAGGTGGCCCTAATTCAGGTAGCGAAGAAGACAAAGCTAAATTACCTGATACATTCTGGAAAGAGCTATCTAAATCATTTAAAGACTTATTTACAGATAAAGAGTTTATTAGGTTTGGTATCTTGTTAGCCGGTGGTATGCTTACTGGTGGCTCATTCGGTGGATCACTTAAGTACGCTGGTTTATATGCTCTTCAATCTGCTGATAAAAGAGAAGCCGTTACAGCTGCTGCTACAGTAAAAGCTAAGGCTGATGCTGCTAAAGACCTAAGTGATAGAGGGAATGCTATTGATAAGAGTCTCACATCTGCCTTAGCTAATACAAGTATCCCTGATAATGAGAGGAACTTTGCACTTCAGCAAATGAGAAAGAATGATACTTTACCTTTGGCGCAACGTGTAGCTGCTAACTCAGATCTCTTAGAAGGACTCAATTCACGAGCTACTAACAAAAAGGGTTATAGATCAATACAAAGAGTGGTTGACGGGGTAATTACAGATCTATATGAAAACCAAGATACCGGTACATACTCTACACGAACAGTAGACGCTAAAGGTAATGTAAGCTTTACTGTTGTTCCTAATACACTAAGTGTTGATGATTTCAAAAAATTAAATAGTGACGTTAGAGATGCAATATCATCAATGGTTGGTGCTCACTTAGACCCTGAGCTAAAGAACTTAGGCGATATTAAAAATAATATTGCTCAACAAACTTTAGATGCTACTACTCACATGACAACATTTGGTAGTACTATTCAGGCTAAAGATGTAGCTCAGATGGCTAAGGTTGCTATGAATACTGTTGGTACTTACATAGCTGGAACGGACTACGCAGAATGGTCGTCTAAATATGTTGGTGCCTTGTACACTCAAGCTGCTGTTCGTATAGCCCCAACTAGAAAAGAATTGTTTATGAATCCTGAAGGGCTTCCCTTATCAGCACCTGCTTATGCCAGAATTAGAACTGAGTTAGCTGGTGATAAGTTAGAACCGGGTCTTGCTAGACTAATAGGTGAGTACGAGAAATACCGTGACAATCCATCTACTACTAAGGTAAATATTACATTACCAAACGATGGTTCCTTAAAGGTGCCTAAGGATGTTGCAACATACTTAAATCAAAACAAAGCAGAAAGTCCGTTAACGGCGTATCTTCATTTGCGTAGTCTAGGTAAAGTAGGCAAAGTAAATTAAAACGAGAGGAACTTATGATAGAAGAAGATAAAAAAGATCCTGGCCCACAGGTAAAATTTATTGATGGGAAGCCCGTAGGTTCCTCTTACAGTATAGATGCTGACACAACAGTTGTTGATGATCAATCATACCGTATACAAGGCTTTAACGCTTTTGAGACTGCTAAAGATAAAGCAGGAATAATTGTTCCTAACCAATATCAAGGTGATAGGACACAAGAGTTTGTAAATAGGTTCGCAGAGACAGGTGAGTTTGATCGTCTTAATACGAAAGGTCAAGACCCTGCATTTAAGAATCGTGTACTGGCAAGGCAAGTCAATCTTGAAGGAGAAGACTTAGCCTCTGTTATGACCTCTCTTGGCGTAATTGACCCTACTGCTTTCTCAAACCCTGAAGATATTAATAACTCAATTGCTAGTGGTAGTATTAGTAGGTTGTTTCCAACAGCAGACAGTACAGATCCATTAAGAGCACTCGCTAAGGAAAAGAAAGACTATGATAAGGCACAAGGCGTTAGGTGGGAAAAGACCTCTAACGTAGCCTCACCAGCAGAGTACAAAGCATTTCAAGATGCTGTTGGCGCTACAGCTGCTGCTACTGCTGCTACTGAAGTTGAAAGACTCAATGAGGTACTGGCAACAGAAGAAATGAGCGACTCCACAAGAAGTCTCCTCACTACCCAATTAGAAGAGGCAAGAGGGAGGGTCTTATTTGCTGCATTAACTCCTAGAATTATCGGTGGAGTTAACTATCAACCTAACGATAGAAACATTATGAATAAAGCTACTGGCTTTATTAATCAATCTTACGCTGCACTTAACGTTGCAACAACAATGTTTGTTAAGGGTATTGGTGGTGTATTAGAGATGGCTGGTGAAAAAGGTCAGTGGGATTATATAAGCCAGAAGGGTAAAGAATACCAATTAAAAGCTGAACTGTATGATGCAGACACCCCATCTTACGTTGCTACAGTTTCTGATATAGATACAAGTAATCCATTTTCTGCAGTAGCAGATACTGGTTTGTTCTTATCTAACAACCTTATCACAATGATTCCGTTGTGGACTTCTGCATTAGCAGCTGGTGGCGTTGCTGCTACCTTAGGTGCTCCTGCAGTTGTAGCAGCCGGTATATCTGTGTTACCCGGATGGTTAACATATACTGGTGGTATGTATTCAGACCAACCTGAAGGTGAAAAGAACACAGCTCAAGCCTCCTCTTTTGGTTTGTTTGCTTCTGTTCTTGATAGGTTAGGTATTGAAGCTATCTTTGCTAAGGGCGCAAGTAGCCTCCTCACTAAGAAAGGCTTAGATGAGATGGTAGCGATTGTAGTTGCTAAGAAGGGAGTTACTCCAGAAGTAGCTAAAGAACAAATTGCAACTATAACTAAGAAAGAACTTATCGAGACTGCTAAGTTTAGTAGTGCATTTGCAAAGTCGCAAGTAGCTACAATGGCATATGCAACTAAAGCTCTTGCACGTATATCAGCTGCTGGTATTACTGAGGGTGTTACTGAGACTGCTCAGAGTGCCTTAGAACTTATTGCAGCTACTGGACAATGGAACTTAGATGCTAGGTACCAAAAGGATTTCAACAAGCAATTGGTTGATTCCTTTATTGCTGGTGGCGCTATCGGTGGTGTTATTACAGGAGCTGGTGAGGCAAAGACCTTAGCACAACTACATTCAGCTTATGATTATCACAGGACTAATACAAGAGATCTAGATGATAACCAAAAAGCACAATTATCTCTTGAAGAAGAATATAACTCTGGATCATTGCCCAGCATTGGTACTGAGTTTAATACCTTTAACGTAGCTAAGGGTATTCAGTTACAATCTCATGATTTTATAGCAGGTAATCCTAGGAACGCTACCGATGCAGTTAAGATGACTAACAAAGAAGGCTTTATTAACATACTTACAGATGGTTTTAGACTATTAAGAGGTCATGCTAATCAAATGACTAAAAAGCTTTATAATGCTGACGGTAAATTTCTGAGAAATAGAGCTGTTATTAAATCGCTTATGTCAGGTATGGGTATAGTTCCGGGTCAACCTTACAGTGGTTTTAAAAGATCACTACTAGGTGAGTGGGCTGCAAAGCATACCAGCTCTGCAAATATTTCTGCGGAAATGAATATGAGTGAAGTAGAATCTGGTAACGTTATCCTAGATGCTTATAGAAGATTCTGGTCTAAGGGGTTAGATACACCCGTGGAACATCCTAACTTTGAAGCATTGAACAGGTATCATAGTGAGTTGGGTAACATGCAAAGAACAGCTAGGGGTATGGCTAATGAGTCTGGCGTTTCTAGTTCTTTGATTGATAATCTTGATTCCCTCTTTGTTCCTGAGATAGATAAACATACCTTCAATAAAAATAAAGATACCATTATTGATAAGTTAATGGCACAAGGTATGCCAAGGAGTGAAGCTAATAAAACAGTAGAGAATATTTTCTCTAGTGATAAAGGAAAAATGAGAGATGCCTCTGAAGCAATTGCTAATGCAGGTTTATTTAGAGATCCTGAATTAGATCATATCTTTGAGAAGAACTTCTTCAGATCATTAGAAGGTATTAAGGAAAGATTAGCGGCTAACATAGCTATCAATAGCTACTACGGTAAAGATGCAGAGATTCTTTATAAGTTAGCGGACATGGCAGATCAGAATGGTGAGTTCTCTAGTCCAGAAGAAAAGCAAACATACCTCAGTGAAATTAAAGATTACTTTGATATGATTGAAGGTAAGTATAACACATTAGATAATTACCCAGTAATTAAAAATGTATATGCATGGACAGGAACCTTGACAATGTTAGCTATGCTAGGTAAGGCAGGATTATCCTCGTTACCTGAGGTTGCATTGTCATTGCTAGGCACAAGAGGAGAGAAGGTAGGAGACCAATTAGGCTTATGGGCTAAGAATATGCTTAGCGAAATTGGCGATGATGCATTTACTCGTAGTAACTCATTTGTTACTAGTGCTCTACGCATATCTAAATTAGGTAACGTAGCTCTTAAGACTCAAGATATTAAGCTTGCAGAACAGATTGCTGAGATAGAGGCCGCGCTAAAAGTAGCTCAGGCTGGAAAAGGTAATGACAAAGAGCTTGATGCTATTGGCGTTAAATTGGATAGTTTGTATGAAGAATCTATTGGAAGAACTTTATTTGAAGATCTTGGATTTGCAGAAACTGGGTTTAACACTCAGTCTAGATTCGAGTATGCAGACAACAGTATGCGTAATGTTATGGGCTTATTCGCAAAGATAACTTTACTTAAGCAAACTACTGAGTCTACTCGTATGGCTGCTATATCTATGGCATCTGATACGGTAGCATCTTATGTGGAAGCACTTAGAGGTGTACCAGTCGAAATGTTTAGGACTGGTAAGGGGCTAACTAAGTTCCAATACCAGGCATTAAAAGAGTTACAAGCATACGGTATGAATGTACCTGATGTAATGTTTTATATCGAAAATACAGAAAGCGGTGAGCTTAATTCATTGTCTTCAAGATATGAGATGTTTGTACTTAAGGGTAAAGAGAATGTAACTGATGTACCTTTTAATAGTTTCATGAGAAATATTAATACGGCTGTATCAAACATGGTCGATTCAAACGTTCCTAACCCACAACCACATAACATTCCTAAGTATTATCATGATCCTAGGTTTAGGATTATAACTGTTATGACAAGGTACCTTGCAGCACTGCAAACCTCAGTCATACCTAAGTTATATAATGATTATATTAAAGATGGTAATGTAGGTATGCGCTATCAAGCGTTCTCAGTTATGGTTGGTGCAATGGCTCTTTCTGGATTAGCTAATGGTTTAAAAGATCAATTATCTTACGGAGAAGACAGCCCATATATCAATGGCATAATGAAGAATGCTCAAAGAACCCTGTATGGTGCAGGTTTATTAGGTCGTGGTGAGGTTATTGTAGATGCAATGGCTCCACTATACAATCGTAAAGGCGTTAGCCTAGGTGATGCAATGAGTCCCGGTAATGATAGAAGTACTATCGGTGGCTGGGTTTATGACACAGCTAAAAGCAATATGGCACCAGTCGCATGGGCTGATAGGTTTGTTAGAGCAGGTAGTGCTATATCTGATGGTGACTACCCTACAGCTGGAAGACAACTTGCAAGGGCAATGCCTTTAATCGGGTCTGTACCCAGAACATACGATGAACTAGAAGAATTATTTGTAAATTCACTTAAGGAAAAATAAAATGGCTTTATTTGGTAATATACGAAACAGGACGGCACCTGACGCTCGTAACTTAAATATCCCTCAACCAAGAACATCTCAAGGAGAGATGGACGCACGTTACGGGGATGTTCCTCTCCCAGCAGTTTCTTCAGTAGACGAAGCTGCAAGAAGCATAATGGAATATGGAGGTGTTCCTCCACAAGCGTTTGGCTTACCACCTGTACCCGCACAAGCTGTTGGTACTCCCCTAGATCCAGATCCGCTGGCTAGGCGTGACCGTGAAATACCTAATCCAGCAACTAATGACTTATCATTGCTTGATCAAGAGCAAATGCAGAATCAAAGTGTACCTGTAAATCCTGAAGATTATTCAAGGCAGTTCTTAGATGAACAAGCTAAAGAAAAGGATTTCCAGCAAGGCTTTGAGGCTATGCAATCAGTTGTTGATCCTGCTACTGGCCAAAGAATGCCCGGTGACTTTACAAAAGCAGCTGAGTTAATCTTAGGTGAAGGTAATGAGAAAGCAAAGTATCTATCTCCCGGAGAAGCTGAAAAGTATGCTGCCACGGAAACACAGATTAAGAACGCTGCTGACCGTGTATCTTCACCACTAGCTTTAATCTCTGAAAGAGCTAGACAAAATCTCTTATCATCTAGTAGTATGGTATATGATTCGTCTAACCCTGATTCACGGCAAGCTAAGGGTTACACCTTAATGCTAGCAGAGGGCTTCGAAGATTCTGAGATGGAGACAGTAGCTGATATGGCAGGTATTGCGTCTTACTCTGCTTTGTCTCAGATCCCTAGGGCAAAGGCAGATGCAGAAGAAGATGTAGCTGTAAACCCAAATACAGGAGTTATTAATTACGATAACGTAATTGCTAGCGGTACTCACTTCATGAAGAATATGGCCAAGACTGTTGGCTTGCCTGAACCAAGCCCCGGTTTCTTTGAGAGCATAATGGCTACTCATTTTCAAGCTGAAGTACAAAAAGGTAGCTATGCTCTTAACCGATCTGCGGATGGTAAGATAGAGTATCTCCCTACTGATGCTCAGAAAATTATAGCTAGGAAAGTTGGTACTGTTGCTAGGATAGCTACAGCTAGGCTTGGTAGGAATGTTTCATCTAGAACACCTCAAATTGTTGGATCAGCCCTTGGTGAGAAACAAACATTCACTAAGAGGTCTCTTACAAGCAACTCTGTATTAGGTAGAGACCTAGATACCTCTGCTGCGGAGACTGTAAAGGACATGATGGGTAGTGTAAGCTATCGCTTCTTACCTTCTCATGTAGCTCTGCAAGAAAAGTTTATGACAGCTATGTTGTCACCTGAGTTCCTAATTAACTCTCCAGATGAAGGTGTATACTCTACTCACTACATGGCAGAGCATTATGGTCTTTCCCAGAAAGACTTTAATAAGATTAAGAACAATCAATTACCTCCTAGAGATGAAGCTAAAAGAGTAGGTTGGTCTCCAATACCGGCTGCTGTTAAGATAATGAACAACATTATCAAGCAGAAGGGTATGGTCTTAGAAGCAATTAAGGGTGCTGAAGGTTTAAGGTTCGCTGAGATCATGCACTCAATCATGAACCATCGTTACTTTATTAATAGTTACGATCTTGATTACATGGGTTCCAAGGATATGATTCGTGATATCCTTAACTTCGGTGAAAGAGATATCGTGTATGGTAAATCGCTTTTCCCTAATGATTTGAATTCTTCTTTAGAGAATGACAGACTTAAATCAGAGGGTCTAAAGATCTTCAAGATAGAAGATGGTGTAGCAAGAGGGAAAGCCCTTGAGAGTCTAACTCCAGATAAGCTTGGTGCCTTAGGTACAATGATTGATGCTGTACTTAACTATCATACTGTTGTTAAGCCTTTACCTGATGTACTGAAGATGCCTGATAGAGATCTTATTGGCCTTTACACACCAGAGCTAGCTAACGCGTTAGCAGACTTAGGTGGTCAGTATAACGCTTATATAAACGATCCAGAAGGTGATGCTAATAATAAACACAATAACATCTTAACTTACTTAGCAGCAATACCTAAAGGAGAATTCCTTGCTAATGCTGCTTTGTGGGATGATATGTTCCAATTGAAGAATGATGCAGCTAACCCTAAGAGCAATAAGCTTGGTAGGTCTATTACTCATACAACAATTAGTGATGGTACTCAGAGTGGTTTGTTTATTCAGGCCTTCCAACACGGTAACAGTGAACATGCAGATCGTCTTGGTAGAGCTAAGTATGCCGATGAAGAGCGTGCCCCAAGAGACCTTCGTGATGCTACTATGGCATCTATGATTGAAGAAGTAGATAGGATTAACCGTAAGAGTGGTACTGTTGAGGATTCTAATACTGCAGATGCATTTAGTGCTTTCTTTGCAGAGCTACCTGATGTATATCGAGGTGATTACCATGCGATGGCGAATGAGTTCTTTAAAGCGCCATTGATGCAAGTGTCTTACTCCAAAGATGCAGGTATGTTTCAAGGTTTCTTGGAAGACACATTATCAAGGACTAACATAGAACCCTTAGTATCTAAGTACTTGTTACCCCACTTTAGTTCATTATCTGATGCTGCTGCTAGCCTTAATATTTCTTTAGAGAATGTATTAAGAGAAGCTATATCTACTTCAGTTAGGAAGCTACAGGATATTGGTTATGGTATGGCAATACTTGATAAACCACTGGTTTATAAGAGTATAACAGGTGATGATGTCCTTATCAGCCCTGCTGGTTTGACCACAATACCAAAGACTGTAGACTATAACTCATTTACTACTGGTAAGCATGGCTTTAAATTCTTAGCTCGTGGTGTTGAGACAATTGATTTTATGGTTGACGATGGTAGTGGTATGCTGACTAGTAAGTCTATACCTCGTAAGATGATGGGGCTATTGCCTGGACATGCCAAGCCTGTTCAATACTACTGGGATAACCAAGCAAAAGTATATAGACCTTACAAAAGCTTTGCAGGTAGTTCTTTGTCCAGAGAAGCAGCGGTAATGCCTACACAGGCTATCGATGCAGCTTGGATTACATTAACTATGTTAGAAGTAAATAAGGGAAGATCTAAACCAAGACCAGTTTCTTGGGTACACGATTCAATTATATCTACTGGTGGTCAGGGTCTTATCTATCGTAACGCTTATAACAACATAACAATACCTAGGTCAATTAAGACTGTTGCTAAAACTAATGGTGATATTTATAATGCCTACAAAGAAGCTAAAGCACAGGAGCTAAGGCTTATTAAAATTAAAGGTGTGGTTGGTATAGGTTCTGATGGTCAGTACGAATCTATGGGTGGTTTCTTTGATAGCATGTTCTATCAGTTCGAACCTATGAGTGAGTACAAAGCAATCTTCCTAAAGAGAAGAAATAGCAGTGGTGCTATGCGTACTGAGCTGGATTGGAATAAGAAAGTACTACAGGTTAACAAAATCCTTGATGAAGCAATCAATAATGGATATGTACCTCCTAACCTTGTCCCTGAGTCTGAGCGTAAGAGCATGGCAGTTAATGCAACTGAGTATGAAGCCTTACTAGGATTGTTTGAGACAGTTAGAGGTATTAGCCCTAGAGTACTACAAGCATGGGCTGATAATTCAGAAGCTAAGGGTATTGAGGCCGGAAAGTTCCTTATTAAGAGAGCTAAATATGGTGGTATTATACAGATGGCACCTAGTGGCGGTGCAAGGCCAATGTTATCTTCTATGATTACTGAATCACTTGCTTCAGCTAAGAAGCCAGTAACACCCTTTAAGTTTGCAGCACCAGTAGCAGCTGAAGTGGTTGAAGAAGCACCTGTAAAAGCTAATAGTAGAGCCGGTTTACTTGAGCAAGCTCAACGTGATACTAAGTTTACTGATGAAGCTACAGAGGTTGATGAGGTACCTGCTGTAACTAGTGGTGATGATATCCCTACAAATGATTCTATATTAACAGACAAGACAAAGCCTATAAGCTTAGTTGACCTTGTTAATTATATAAAATCTAAGAGCCTAATCCCTACTGCTGCAAATACTAGCTCATATTTACTTGATCTTAGATTAAAAGGATATGATGTTAGCAGTATTACTTATGATGATGTAGACAACTTCTTCAGTAATATACCTATCTAAAGCAATTTTTAAGCCCCTACTCGTAATTGAGTGGGGGCTTTATTTTTTTTTAATCTTCTCTGTTCATAGCTGATTTAACAGCCTGTCTAGCATCTTGTGCTTTACCATGAGCCATTGCTAGTGCATCTGACTCAGTCATACCTTGTGCAAGGTATCCTTGGTAATTGTCTCGATACATTTTATCAATAGCTGCATCATTAATTTTAGGGGTATTGGCTAAACTAGGGTCTAAACCTAGGGTTTCGCATACATCTTGATCTGTAGTTTGTGCATCACCTTGTAATGCAAATAGATTATAATGTTTTAATTCAGTCATTATTTATTTCCTTAATATTATATTCAAAGGTAAAGTTATCTGAGTAGATAGCCATATCAATATAGCTAAACATATTTGATGACTTAACAGTGTTATGTTCAGTCTCATGATCAGCTATCTCATTACACATATCTTCTATGTCATAGTTATTAATCATATTTATTGTTCCTACCTTAGGTTAATGGTGCGCCCAGAGAGATTCGAACTCCCGACCCACGCCTTAGAAGAGCGTTGCTCTATCCATCTGAGCTATAGGCGCATAGGTGCTCATCCTTTACAGCGATGAGCCTTCTGATAGCTTTACGTACTACAACGCCCTAAGGTAGAGGGATCTTTTACTATTAGGTACCGACTATTTCTAGTTCAGGAGCTTTACTCCATCCCCAGTCACCACCCATACCGTTAACAGAGTATTCTGTAACACGCTTCTCAAAGAAGTTATCATGAGACACACCGTTGAGTACCCAGTCTAACCAAGGTAATGGGTTATCTTTTACTTTGAAGTTAGGTTTAAGACCTAGCTGAATGAGTCGGCGATCAGTAATGTAACGAATGTAAGCCTTAACCTCTTCTTTAGTAATACCTTCAATAGCATGGTTAGAGAAGGCAAGGTCAACAAACTTATCTTCAAGGGAAACAATATCCCTAGCGATCTGGTAGATCTTAGCCTTGAATTCATCATTGACAACACGAGGATGCTCATTACAGAACTCACGGAACAATCTTGCGTTACCTTCTACGTGGATTGTCTCATCACGGATAGACCATTCAACAACTGTACCCATACCCTTCATCTTACCGAAGCGTTGTAAGTTAAGCAGCATAACGAATGAAGCAAACAAGGATACACCTTCATTGAACACAGACTTGGCTAATGCTAGGGCTAGACCTGAATGAGTGCTGCTGTCTGATTGTGACATAAACTCAATCTTATCAGCCATCTCTGAGTACTCAAGGAACTCGTGGTACTGCTCATCAGGTAGTCCCAATGTATCATTCAACAGGGCATAAGCCCGTTGATGTGTACCCTCGCGACCTGCAAATGAACCAAGCATTACTCGTACTTCATTGTTCTTAAACTTAGGGATAAGGAAGTCATAATAGTTTTGACCTACCTGTACATCACCTTGTGTAAATAAACGGAGAATGTGAGTAATAAACTCTTTCTCATCTTTGTTAAGCTTAAGCTTCCAATCATTAATATCTTCTGATAGGTCAGCTTCGTCCTCGACCCAGTGGATTTCCTCATGGGTCTTTGTTATGGCTACAGCCCATTCATGGTTAAATGGTTTGTAGGTCTTTGCGAAATTCATTAACGACATTTACTTTTATCCTTCACATGCGAGACATTCATCTGACTCAGTGTTTGTTATTTGGTTTTGTAAGTGGTTACTTAGTTCAGTAAACCCACCAATGTATTCTCCCTTCAGGTATATCTGAGGTACTGTTCGAACGTCAGGACGTCCTGTAATTTCAGCTGCAGTCTTACCTTCAACTTCAATATCGATATATTCATACTCAATATTATTAAAGGCAAGTAAACCTTTAGCGTTAGCACAGTGAGGACAATTATCCTTACCGTATACAATAGTTCTTTTCTCTTCAATTAACTTATTAGACTCTACCTTCTTAGATACATTCTCTGCACGAGCAGTTGCCTCAGTACGTAGATAGTATAGCCCTTTAAGGCCTTGTTCCCAAGCAGAGAGGTGTACCTTATTAACATAGGCACGATCAGCACCAGAGGGAAAGAACAAGTTAACAGATTGCCCTTGGCAGATATAACGTTGACGTTGACCTGCTAACTTAACAATATCCATCTGATCAATCTCAAAGCTTGTGGCAAATACTCTCTTCGTTTGGTCATCTAAGAAGTCTAAGTGTTGTACTGATCCACTATTAGTGATGATATTACTCCACACTTCCTGTGTATTCTTACCAAGAGCTTCTAGTACATCCTTAAGATATCGGTTCTGTACTAAGAAAGAACCAGCACGAGTACGATGAGTATAGGCATTAGCTTTATTAGGCTCAATACAAGGGGAAGAACTGATTATAATGCTACTAGAGGCATTAGGAGCGATAGCTAGTAGGTGCGCATTACGCATACCGGTACCCACCATATCAGGAGCCTCTCCACGCTCACCTGCAAGCAACCTGCTAGCCTGTACAGCTGCTTTCTTGATGTAAGAAAACATTTCTTCATTCATAGCTACTGAATCTTCACTACCAAAGGCAACATTATTACGTTGTAAAGCGTTATGAAAACCCATAGCACCTAGTCCAAGAGACCTTTCTCTTGATGCAGAGTACTTTGCTCGATACAAGGCAGGAGGACAATTCTCAATAAAGTATTCGAGTACGTTATCAAGCATAGTAATAAGGTCTGCAATCATTGTGCTACCAACCCAGTCACTATAGTGCTCTAGATTAACTGAGCTTAAACAACATACAGCAGTACGGTCTTCGTTTGTTACTAGGTGAATCTCATTACAGAGGTTGCTACCATTAATAGATAGGCCTAGATCCTTCTGTGCTTGTGGTAAAGCCTCATTAGCAGTATCAATAAAGTTAAGATAGGGTTCTCCGGTACGGAAACGGGTTTCTAGAAGCTTCTGCCATACAACTCGTGCATCTAACCATTCACCGGTGTTACCCTTCTTAGGGTCGATAAGTTCATATTTAGTTCCTGCTTTTACAGCACTCATGAACCCATCAGTAATATTAACAGCATTATGAAGGTTGAAGCACTTACGATTGACATCCCCCGTTGGGATCCTGAGACCGATAAACTCCATAACATCAGGATGATCAACGTTAATATAAGCAGCATAAGAACCTTTACGTGTTTTACCTTGGCGATATGCCGTCATGTCCGCATCTACCGTATGTAGAAACGGGATAGGGCCGGGAGCAATATCCGATACACCTCGTACATCACTCCAATGGCCACCTACACCACCTCCCATAACAGAGAGTAAGCGTAGTTCAGAGCTGTGATCAATAAGACCCTCAATTGTGTCAGGAACATACGTTAAGAAGCATGATATTGGTAGACCTTTGGCCTTGTTCGATGAGTCAGGGGCATTAGAAAGAACAGGACTGGCGAACATAAACCAGCCCTTCGATACATAGTCATACAAGCGTTGAGCTAACGCTTCATCTCTTACACCTTTAAAATTACTCCATGCCCAAGAAGCACGAGCAAAAATATCTTGTGGGGACTCCTCACCTTCTTTAGCGTAGAAGTCCATTAACATATCCCGTGAGTAGTCGGCTAGTTGTTTATCACGTTCATAGTTAATTTTAATGTTCATTTTTATCCTTGTTGGTTGTTATTTTGTTTGGTATTAGGTACCGACTGATTAGCAAAAGAAATACTTTGATTCCATTACATCGATTAAATCTAAACTTCCTAGCTCAGGTTGTGGTAAAGTGAATGACACTTTGTTATTCATTAGTGTACCTTGTATAACATCAAAGAAGTTTGATACATCATATTGAGCAATGAAAGTCATCTTAGTTACTTCCTGTAGAAAGTCCACTCCGGAGGCATGTGTACTAAAGCTATCATGTACAGCTGCAAAGCTTGCATTAAATACATTAATAGTGTTAGCCATATGAGCAGCATCATAAGAGTGGACAACATTGGGGCTAATGCCTGAAGCAAATGATCTACGGCAAGGTACTTTTTCACCTGTATCTTTGTTAAGTACATCCACTCGGATAACGTGCATGACACGACCGTCTTTATTACCGACAATACCTTTGATAGTGCCTCTTTGTTTACGTTCATGTTGTAAGAATGCCTTATATATTACAGGAAAGCCACTAGGAGTATGCCAATCTAATACGTTACGACCTGAGTTAATCTCATGCTCAACTATCTTTTGCAGATACTTAGTGGTCTTTAACGGGCCATTACATACTGAGTTAATAGCCTTGATAAGATTACCTGACAGCATATTACAATCATCTTCTGTGATGTTGTATTTAACTGTGAAGCCTTCTACGTGGCAGTCATCATACATATTCTTAGAGATACGTTTCTTACCAGCTGAGTATGCACGAGTCATTGAACCTCGTTTAGCGATACCCTTACGAATGTCTTTCATAGGCATACCCTTACTGGCAAACCAATCAGGCATTGTAATGATTAGTTCCTTAGCTACAGCTACATAGAAATCTTTTTGGATTTTAGTAGGTACTAAAGAAACTAATTCACCTGCTTGCTTGTCTTTAGACATAGCTGCTAGGTGCTGCCAACCATTATTACTACCATCAATAGGTATAGGTAATCTAGAGTAGTAGTCACCCTTAGAGTTCAAACATTTAGTTATATCGATACATGCTGCCAAGAAAGCATAAGGCTTTTCTGATTCATTTATAACCTTTAGATCATTAGCACAACTAATTATGAACTTTAAATTCTCCTTAGCCCATGCCTCTCGATCTTCTAAGGTCATTTTATCTACACTAATAGTTTCTAATCCCTCTTCCTTGAGGTAATCTACATAATCAGTTGATAACCAATCAATATCTTCTAGCTGATCGATATTGTATGATGCATTGTAGCTATTAGCAGCATGAATAAGCATCCATTTAAAACCTTCTGGAGTAACTTTCTCCTCGTTATTAAACAAGAACAAACTACGAGACAAGTCACTACCTTGGAACTCCAAGAATGACTCAGCATAATAGATACGACCTCGGTAGTCACATGAAACTTCTTGGTAGAAGGTTCTGTCACCAACCATCTCAGCCTTCTTAACTACCTGCATATACTCAAAGTACTTAGAGATCATACGCTGTAGCTTAGGATCTTTCTTTCCCATGAAAGTAGTACCATCAAGGTGATTAAGCTGCTTAGGTAAATGTAGGTTCTCATGATGTACGTTGTACTCATATAGTACTCCGTCTTCATCTGTTAACTCTATAATTTCCTTAGGTTTATTATTTTGCATAGCCTTAAGCACATCTAAGTTTAACTTCCAACCTTGCTGTCTTAAAGTTTCAAGAGCTTTAACAAAAGGTTTGTCTAAGTACTCATGGAATAGCTTACTGTTAGACCATCCTTTAATGAATGGATCTTTAGTAATACCACTGTACAAACCAGCAATAGGTAACGGAGCTTCAAACACAGTACCAATAAGTACTGGCTTAATGTCGTCAGCCTGATTAACAATACGCACCATGTACGGTGCCTTCTGTCCTTCATACTCGCGGAAGATATCTATCAACCCATCTTGAAGGAATGTTTCTAAGAACAAGTCACCAAGACTTAAAGTTGTTTTGATATTAGTATCATCAACGCCGATAGAACGGGCGATCCGCTTTCCAATGAGATCACTTGAAAAAGTGAGCTTAACTGAGGCGGTAAACTTGGAGGTTTTATTACGGATACAGTAACGTAGGAGTGTGTCCCATGATTCATCTATAAGTCTTTCTAATTCATATTCCCATGTGGGATGGTGTGCTAATAGTCGAGCACCCTCATTATAAATCTTATCTGAGTTTACTACGACTTTAGATACGCGTTCGGATAAGTATTTTAGTGGATTCATCTATTCAAAGTCAATTACAGTGTTTTGAGTTAAACGACCTGTTGCAGTGTCGTATCGAGTTGATCCACAATCACCAGTCAAGCCGGTGAATCGTGATTTAAGTACCCTTAATTTAATTGTGTTACGCTCTGATTCTGTTTCAGCAATCATGTTACGAGAAAATGCTACGATATCAAACGAGATCTGTTTAATAGAACCAGAACCCTTGATGTCATCTAATGAAGGTAACTTACCTTCTTCAAATGGCTTCATACCAACACCTGATTTACGCAGGTGAGAGATGATACCTAACCATATGTTATGTTTCTTAGTAATCTTAAGCATGTCAGACATGAATGAATCAATCGCTTCATTACCTGTTTTACCTTGAACACCCTCAGATACTGCAATAGTAATGTGATCAAGAAAGATATACTTACAACCCATTAAGGCTAAGTGTTCCATCTTATCTGCTAAGGATTCATCACTAACAGAGCCTTGGTGATCAAGCATAACTAAACGCTCATCTCCAAACACCTTAGTAAAGGCTTCGTACTTTTCTTCCTCACTAACCTTTTCTCGGTTAAGATTCTTCTTGAGTTGCATACCAATAAACTTCTCTGCGGTATCACCAACAGATTCTTCTAATGAGACTATACCTACCATATCGGTTGTCTTATCTAAGATCTCTAGTATAATCTCCTTACTAATAGTAGACTTACCTGCACCTGTGCCTGAGGTAAACAAAACAATATCACCCATACGCATACCATATAGCTTCTCATTAAGAGGTTTTAAGCAAATAGGATAGGCAAGTGATACTGTGTTCTGTTTACGCTGGTATTGTTCCCAGATGTCATTACCCTTAACCACACCAGCAGGGCTGAATGGTCGAGCATCAAACATACAACTCATTAGCGTAACACTACCATGCTTAATTAATACTTCACATGGATCTTTCTCTGGTAGATTAGCTATCTTAACTCTTTCGTAGCCAATAATCTTAGCAGCAGTCTCGGTTGCCTTACGACCTGCCTCATCATTATCAAACATCAATACAACTTCATCGAAGTTCCTGATCCAGTCACGTTGAGCAAGGATAATAGAGGTAGCAGACGCTGAAGGAATAGCTACTACAGGATAGAATCTAGAGTACTTATCGTACTGTGCTTGTGCCATTGCTAATGCGTCAAGCTCACCTTCAGTAATGATTAATCGTTTACCTGAACCAGCTATGTTCTGACCGAACAATTCAACGTTCTTAAAGTCACCATGAATCAAGAAGTCTTTTGGTAACTTACGTTCCTTGTAGGCACATACAACGTTATCCTTTGTGTAAGGATAGAAATGAGATTCGATTGTACCATCTTCTGCATAGGCTACCTTAACTCCGTAGTGTTCAGCTACAGGCTTAGTAATACCTCGTTCTTTAAAGCCACGGGTATCATACGACTTAACTTCATCTAGGTTTAATATATTAGCGTAGATCATCTTAGCCATAGGTTTTTCTTTCTGGTTTATTAAATTACTTTTCTGACAACTAAAGCAAAATCCAAACTCATCATCATCCTTGTAAGAGAATGCATCTGATGAGCTACATTTTGGACATGCTGTGTGATACCATCTACTCATTTAATTCCAATCTTGATCTTCTCTGATCTCTCTGATTAACTGCCTACGTTCTTTAGCTGTTTGTTGTGTATCCCTTTTACGTGTAAATTGATCGCGGTATTCTGACTTAGGGTTTAAGTCTTCAACCTCTTTGTGTTTAGACTTGTCGTCTTTATTTTTCATAACTTAGGTTTAATAAATTTTACTGCACCAATATTACCATTGTACCAGAGTCTCTCCCCTGATTCAATCTCTTCCCTAGATAATACTTCTGATAGCCATTGCTCCTGTACTTCACGGTAGGTTAACATTCCTTTCCCTATTACCCAGTCATAAATGACAAAGGTAAATGCTCCTTTACCATACTTCTTAATGTCATCGTTCAACTCCTTACATGATGAGGTGTAAACCCTCCAAGCAGATTCCTTAACGGTCTTAACTCGGCGAGACTTACCCTCAACTCTTTTCATAGATACACTTACGAGTTGTTTTCTTCCGATATATTTTCTTCCTGTGATAAGGTTTTCGATATAGTAGATGAATCCAAAGGCATCGTCTGGTCTATCACTAAGGGGGTTCCAGTGTCCGTAATCGTCCATGATAATTTTTCTTCTAGTTGTTCGTAGGTTAACGGGATACAGTCATCCAAGTACTCTCGGATATAGATTAGGTTAGCACACTTAGTGAACTCTTCCTTCCAATTATAACCTACTTTAGACTTCCAAGTCTCAATAACCCTACTCCATATATAGTCAGTAGGTAGATCTTTAAGAATCTTTTCTGCTGTCTTAGGGCCAACACCTTTTAGACCTCTAATGTTATCGGTTGAGTCACCGGTAAGCATTTGTGTCATAAGGAATAGGTAACTCTCTTGGGGTTCCATGTAGTATAACTTAGTAGTTCTAAAGTTATAATGGTATCCAGGAAGTGTATCTAAGTCTTTATCTATGTGACATATAACATAACGTTTATTATCCTTTAATGCTATCTCTCCATAGATACCACAGTAGTCATCAGCCTCTGCTCCATCAGAACAAAAACAGAACGCACCAGCATACTCATATAGCATGTTGATACGATCTTTAATCTCTGGGTCTATGTTATTTTTACGATTAGCCTTGTAGTCATCTGTAACTGAGTACCTGAAGTTATCAGTACCTTTAATAAACACAGCGCCCTCTATTGAGCCTGTGTTAGACATAATCTCTTTTAACTTATCGTCAAAAGCTTTCTTAGCTAATACTGGTGATGGCTGGTAGTGAGCTATCTGGTAGATAATACTATCAGCATCAATGATTGCTAAGTCAAATTGATCGTCTGATTCAATCATAATCTTCCTTTGTTAATGAACGTCTGCATAGGTCTTACCTACCTTAGCTTCACCACCCATACAGGTGATACCAAACCACTTAGGTGCTTCATTAAAAGCTTCTTCAGATAGCTCACGTAGTTCTTCTACGTGTTCATCCTTACAGACAACTGCCAATTCATCGTGATAATGAAGGACAAAGTAGTGTGGGATCTTTCGTTCCCTTAGTTTTCTTTTGAGATATACTGCTGCGGCTTTACATGTAACACCTTCAGCTG